ACCATTTGATCATATGACAAGATGTGTATCTACCTTAACTTAATGATTTTGATAAAAATCATTAGGGGATTCATCAGTATCAGGCTGCGTCGGCGCGCTCACAACAGGTTCGGCTTCGCCCTGCAATTGTGTGTCCTGCGCTATCCCGGCCGGGTGCTGGCTCCAGGCGAACTGATCCCTGCAGAGGTCATCGAATTTATCGGAGCGCAGCTTGGCCTGGGTGCCGACGATCTCGTAGACTATGCTGCCCGCGAGGAAACACGGCACGAGCATCTTGCCGAGTTACGGGGGCTCTACGGCTTCCGCACCTTCTCCGGACGTGGTGCGAGCGAGCTGAAGGAATGGTTGTTCCGAGAAGCCGAGATGGCGGTGTCGAACGAGGATATCGCCCGTCGCTTCGTAGCCGAGTGCCGACGCACCCGCACTGTCCTTCCCGCGACATCCACGATCGAGCGGCTTTGTGCCGCGGCTCTCGTCGATGCCGAGCGACGCATCGAGACGAGGATCGCCAGTCGGCTGCCTATGTCGATCCGAGAACAGTTGCTGGCATTGCTCGAGGAGACGGCTGATGATCGGGTGACCCGTTTTGTGTGGCTGCGCCAGTTCGAGCCTGGCTCGAACTCTTCGTCGGCCAACCGGCTGCTCGACCGGCTCGAATATCTGCAACGCATCGATCTCCCCGAGGATCTGCTTGCCGGCGTTCCTGCCCATCGGGTGACTCGTCTGCGCAGGCAGGGTGAACGGTATTATGCCGACGGCATGCGCGATCTCCCGGAGGACAGGCGGCTTGCGATCTTGGCTGTTTGCGTCTCGGAATGGCAGGCGATGTTGGCCGACGCAGTGGTCGAAACCCACGACCGGATCGTCGGCCGTCTCTACCGTGCTTCGGAGCGTATTTGCCATGCAAAGGTCGCAGACGAAGCGGGGGTGGTGCGTGACACCCTGAAATCCTTCGCCGAGATCGGGGGCGCCCTGGTCGATGCACAGGATGATGGCCAGCCGCTGGGCGATGTCATCGCGAGTGGGTCAGGGTGGGACGGCTTAAAAACCCTTGTTGCAATGGCAACCAGGCTGACCGCCACCATGGCCGACGATCCGCTCAATCATGTGCTCGACGGTTATCACCGCTTCCGCCGATACGCTCCACGCATGTTGCGCCTGCTCGATCTGCGAGCTGCGCCCGTTGCACTGCCGCTTCTGGAAGCGGTGACGGCCCTTCGTACCGGTTTGAACGATGCCGCGATGACCAGCTTCTTGCGGCCCAGCTCGAAATGGCATCGCCACCTTCGGGCCCAGAGGGCTGGCGACGCTCGCCTATGGGAGATCGCGGTGCTGTTCCATCTGCGCGATGCGTTCCGCTCCGGAGATGTCTGGCTTACTAGGTCCCGGCGCTATGGCGATCTGAAACACGCACTCGTTCCGGCACAATCCATCGCGGAAGGCGGTCGTCTCGCTGTGCCATTGCGGCCGGAGGAATGGCTGGCAGACCGGCAAGCTCGCCTCGACATGCGGTTGCGCGAGCTTGGCCGTGCCGCTCGCGCAGGCACGATCCCGGGCGGGTCGATTGAAAACGGCGTTCTGCATATCGAGAAACTCGAAGCCGCCGCGCCGACAGGCGCCGAAGATCTGGTGCTCGATCTCTACAAGCAGATCCCGCCCACGCGCATCACCGATCTCCTGCTGGAGGTGGATGCGGCGACCGGCTTCACCGAAGCGTTCACCCATCTGCGCACAGGAGCACCCTGCGCTGACCGGATCGGGCTAATGAACGTTATCTTGGCGGAAGGGATCAACCTCGGCTTGCGCAAAATGGCGGATGCGACAAACACCCACACCTTCTGGGAATTGATCCGCATTGGACGGTGGCATGTCGAGGGCGAAGCCTATGACCGGGCGCTGGCCATGGTGGTCGAGGCACAGGCAGCGTTACCCATGGCCCGGTTCTGGGGCATGGGCACGTCGGCTTCGAGCGACGGACAGTTCTTCGTCGCTACAGAGCAAGGTGAGGCCATGAACCTGGTCAACGCGAAATATGGCAATACCCCGGGCCTGAAAGCCTATAGCCACGTCTCCGACCAATATGCGCCGTTCGCAACCCAGGTGATTCCTGCAACGGCAAGCGAAGCGCCTTACATCCTCGATGGCCTGCTGATGAACGATGCTGGACGCCATATCCGCGAGCAGTTCACCGACACGGGCGGCTTCACCGATCACGTCTTTGCCGCATGTGCCATTCTCGGCTACCGGTTCGCTCCGCGCATCCGCGACCTGCCATCCAAACGGCTCTACGCGTTCAATCCGTCGGCCGCCCCGGCGCACCTGCGAGCGTTGATCGGCGGAAAGGTCAACCAAGCCATGATCGAGCGCAATTGGCCCGACATCCTGCGCATCGCCGCCACCATTGCTGCCGGGACCGTCGCGCCAAGCCAGATTCTGCGGAAACTCGCCTCCTATCCGCGGCAGAACGAGCTCGCGACAGCCCTGCGGGAAGTCGGTCGCGTCGAGCGCACCCTGTTCATGATCGACTGGATTCTGGATGCCGAACTCCAACGGCGTGCCCAGATCGGGCTCAACAAAGGCGAAGCTCATCATGCGCTGAAGCGGGCAATCAGCTTCCACCGCCGCGGTGAAATCCGCGACCGTTCCGCCGAAGGCCAGCATTACCGCATCGCCGGCATGAATCTGCTCGCCGCCATCATCATCTTCTGGAACACCATGAAGCTCGGCGAGGTCGTTGCAAACCAGAAACGCGATGGAAAGCTGCTATCGCCCGATCTCTTGGCCCATGTTTCGCCGCTCGGATGGGAACACATCAATCTCACCGGAGAATATCGCTGGCCAAAGCCTTAGCGTAGGATTCCGCCCCCTCCCGCAAACGACCCCTTCTCATTGAGTTTGGCCAGTGCCGTGCGAGAGATCGTTGGTTCATCTGGAAACGCAGAGGTGTACATCTTCACCACTTCGTCCACGTCCAGACCCTTCGCAGACTCAGGAATATTCTCGCAACGGCCCATAGAGATATGGGATTTCAGGTAATGAAAGGATTTGCCACACCACTTGCAGACGATGGCTTCCGGCAAATGTTCTTCTTGCTGTAGTGCAGTAGCGGTCATGTTTTTTCCTTACTGTTTGTCGTTTGTGGGGTATATCTTATAGAAATATATTAGGCTGTATAGTAAGTAGTTACTTATTTTTAAGGGTAAGCTATTACCCAAGAATGATACGAGATAACTCAGTGACGACTGACGGCCCTAACTCTTCAACACTGTTAACCAGTGCGTAATTTTTGTAGTAACGCCGTGGTTCGTCGGTCAGAATGCCGATAGCCATCAGTTCGATGTCGCTCAAGGTCTCAATTTCTTTGGTGACGGTTCGTAAATGCTGATGGAATCCACTACCTGTAGCACATGGCTCCCCATCACTCATAACCAGCATGATCTTTTTGTCCTCCATTCGCCCTGCAAACAGGGTAGCCAGTTGCGCGACACTCTCACCATCGACGTTATTGAGCAGGGGGAACGTCTCACATACGCATCCCATGCGAGCACGGATCTCTGGAGAGTTTGCTTTCTCATTCCAGTTTTTGATAATGGGCAGCATGAGCGCCTCGAAGCGTGTAAACCCGCGCTTCGACCTGGTTTCATAATCTGGGCTACCGAACGTGGTAAAGCCGGTGATGATGTTGGGGACATTGATACGATCTAAAGCATCCGCAATGGTATAGGCACTGGCTAGGGCCAGTTGAATCTTCACGCCATCCATTGAGCCGGACAAGTCGATGACTTGCTGGACACACGCGTTCACCGCTCTATGGTCTTCCTTCTTGCGGAACACTCGGTCGTCGTTCATTGCCAGACGATACAGGCTCGCGCCATGTATCCGCCCACGCCTCTGACCAGGTATAAACTGAACTCGGTTGCGGCTGGCGATGGCCCGCTCCAGGTCTTTGGCCAGCGTCGAAGAAACGCCTGCAGACAGATGTTTTTCGATTTTCAGTTCAAAGAGTTTTCTGCCTTCTGGCACCATACGGTAGCGGTCGACTGGTGAGTGCATTGGTATTGCACCGAACGTCTTTCTGGTGCGCTTCACATGCTCTTCGGCTCCATCAATCAACCCGATAAAGTCGTATGATCGATCGTATGGCCGATAATCAGAAGGTGAGACGCTCATAAGCTCTTTGCTGATGGTGGCCGACAGTGCGTCTTCGGTCATTTCACCGATTCCGTCTTCCATCTCGTCGAGCGCCTTTAGCGCCTCCTCCAGAGTCATTTCATCCGGCGCAGGAACAAAGCCAGACTCACTGTCTTTGGGCACTTCCGCACCATCTTTATTTTTTTTGCCTTCGACGTCTTCTTCAGTTTCCCCACGATCAGTATCGGAGTCCTCACCGCCATCACCATCGGTGTCAGAGTCACTTGATTTCATGCCGATAGCATCGGATTCTGGGGTGTCTCCTGACTCTTCGTGGCCTGCTTCTGTATATTTACTTTCTGTATCACTAATATCTTTAACGTGTGTAGGTAAGTCCTTATCTAACGAATCAGGCAAATCGGAATCCCCAGAATCTTCCTCTTCTGATGCATCATCTTCTCGTTCTTCCTTGTCATCGCCTTCGCCTTTGGCAGGCTTAGATGCAGAGTCACCATGAGACGGCTCGTCACCTGATTCTGGCGTTTCCTCGGACTCGTCTTTGCTCTCCGACGGCTTTCTGGCAGATGATTTAAGTTCTGGTAATTTGCCCTCTGGCTTGTCTTTCATATCCTGCATGATTTGGGCTATAGCAGCAGCGACCTTCACGCAATCCTCAGTGTTCGACATATTGCGAACGGCCACGTCTATACCATGCTCCTTTAGTAAGGCTACCGGCCTCTCGATAAGGCGCCAGTGTTCTTCCATAAAATCGATGAAGGGGCTTTGTCCATCCCAGGCGCGGACGACCGGGCAAAGGAAGAATTTCAAAAACAATTCACGCTGGTCTCCGTGACAGGCTAAAACCGCTTCTGGTACTTTATTCCTGAAGTATTTGTCGATAACCAGACTCTGTGTTGCAAGTAAATTACGCCGGGTTCCGTTAAAGACCTGCCCCATTCTGCGTTCAATAAAAACGTCTTCCAGCGCATTCCAAAGCCCCGTAGACGGAGCCTTTCCTCTTTCGCGCATCTGCATTGCGACTTTCGGTTCAGTAAAGAGAATATGGGCCACCTCATGGTCGAGAAAACCACGCACTGCGTTCATGAGGGTTGGCGACGCGTCGTCCGGTATAGATGGGATGTTTACCAGCACTGGTTCGCCGCGCCGGTTATAGCGGACATATGCTTCATTGCCTCGTTCTGCAACAGGTATCTGTTTACCTGAAAGCATCGCTACAACTCGTTTTACACAGTCGCGAAAATCCTGCACCTCTTTCAGTACAGCTTTGGTGGTTTTTTTGGACATTAGAATTCCCTTGTTGTTAAAACAATTTGTTTTCTGATGTGCGTAATTTATCACTGTACGAACAGGCATCTAATCTGTTCGTACAGGCGCTAGAGAGGATGGGAGGGGTGGTGTTAACTTGTGCGGACGGCTACTGAACCGCAGCCGGTATTGATGAGAGTGAAGCACTTGCCCTTTAGCTCAAAGATGTATGCGGTTGCGTCTTTCATGTCAAGTAACAAAGACTTTGTTGGCAGTTCAGTGAGTATGGCTGCTGCCCCATCATCGTCAATTGAAACCGTATGTCCGACCTCAAGGGCGATCAAATTAGAAGTTATTTTTTTCATTTCATATCATCCAACTGAACACGTAAATGCCTTGCAATACTACTACCTATTGTATCAATACGGAATACTTATATATCAAATACAACTTAGTTTTAAGTTCTTAAATGAGTTATTTTTTAGATAGTTGTCTATTAATGAAGCCTTTTGCGGTCAGTAAACCTACGTAAAAAAATAGATAAGTCTTTACAACACTAACCTTTGATGTAATATCAGTAAGCACTTACCAAATAAAATCAAAACACGCAGGTTGATAATTATGGCTACCAACGAAACAACAGAAGCTAAAGTAGGTCGCTACGCTGCTTACATTGACGCTTTAATCGCGATTTCTCCGAAAAGCCAGGCGACCATCGCGAAAGAAGCAGGCTATAAAAACCCTAACAATCTTTCACTTATCAAGAGCGGCAAAATCCCGCTTCCGATCGACAAGGTCAGAGCGTTGGCTAAAGCATTGGATGCCGATTCGGTCCGATTGATGCTAATGGTGCTGGAAGAGCGTCATCCAGAGCTGTTAGCGTTTTTTCGCGACGAAGGCACAGCCCCTCTGACTAAAGATGAAAAACTAGTTCTGGAAGCCTTCCGTCGACGTTTCGGTGACCAACGTGGTGCGTCGGAGCGGGTTGTTGAGGCAATCAAGTCGCTATGAGAAATTTACACGGATTAGCTCAGTAGCGAGTCGATCTCCCTTGAACTTATGATCTATCTCCTCTAAATCCTGTTTCTCTACGATTGATGCGATGTACGCCGAAAAACTGTTTAAGGCGTCTCGCATCTCGTCTATATAATCGTGTCGATCGTATACTCGATCTATCCCCTCAAGACTGTGGTTCATAATTTTGCGGGATACCTCCTGACTTATGCCTAACGCGGGGAAGTAACTACGCGCAGTACGACGCAAATCTCGGGGGGTAAATGGCTCAAGCTCCATCAACTCTGGACGTTCTAAAATCCTTCTCAACGCCTGTGATATGGCCACCTTAGACATTGGCACATCCTCACCCTGTTTCTTGTTTGAAGGAACAAGCCACTGGCTGCCTTTTCCGTATTTGATCAGCTCCTCAACACATTTGCGCATTAGCGGGCTTAATGGTAACGAGTGCTGGCGAGCCGATTTATTCCTCGTTCCTTGATTCCATAAATTATATTCGAGGTTGAATTCTGATCTTTTAGCTCGGAGCACTTCATCTGGTCGTCTGGCCGCTACAAGGCATAATCTGGCCGCCCACTTTGTACCCTCACATACGTTGAAGTAGTCCCATACATTCCAAAAGACCCAGACCTCTGCGTCGGTCAGTTTGCGCTCGCGCGGCGTGGGCTTCGCGCCACCGGCTACTCTGTTAAGCGACATATCGTTCAATGGGGATGTATCAATTAAGCCCTGAAATGCACACCAACTGAGAAACTGCTTCATCAGCGAGAACACACGTCTGCCCTGGACGATCTTGCCCTCAAGTATTAATGGGTTCACCAGCTGGTTGACTAAAACCCTACTAATGTCACTTACTTTTACTTCACAGATATGCGGCATTACATGTATCAAAATACAATGAACAGCTATTTCAGGTCGACGTCTCGTTATCAGCAAAGATAAGCGAGTGAATAACATGAATGCGGAAGAAAACGACATGTCACCGTCGAAATTGGTGGTCGACACTGCTGACAAACCGGAAGCGCGTTCGAGATACTCGATGGCTTCTCTAGAGGTGTTTTCTGCTGCGCGTGCTTTATCAAAAGTGTTTTTCATAGTCCACTCACTGAGTGAAGCCTGTTTTTACTGTATTTATAAACAGTGTGTTAGGCCTCAGTTTTTGTATGATCAACAGTAAAATAGACTGTTTTTGAAAATGATTCCATACCTTACAAGTATGGAATCATTTATATAGCTTACGTAAATTCTGAATAAATTATGTAGACAAACCATCTTAAACGCTAAATAGTAAAAAGCGCCTAATAACGCCAACTTTGGAATGCCATCTGAGCCAGATTGATGAGAATGATTTGTTAGAAGAAAAAGAATGATGAAGAAGATGACGATCGCTAAAGTTCAGCTAGAATGGAAACCTTCTGCGACTTCAGCGAAGTAGCTGAGCAACCTAGTATCTCTTGCTGGCATACGATCGTGAGCTGGAGTGACTAGCCCCATCAGCAAAAAACGCCCGCTATCCCACATGTGCTCGGTATAAACGAGATAGTGGTTTGAGGTTCGGTTGTAGTTCTCTTGCCTTGCGTTCCAGGTAAGCTGGAAATGCAAATTGACGTGAATATGCTGGACATTAGCATCAACGGCGAACGGCGGGAAGTCAAATGGCGCATCTCGTCCAAGAAGATTAGATGGTGCGCCAGTTGATTTGTAAGTAATGAACTCGGATTTGAGCTGACTTTCTAGGTCAGGGTAAACGACAAAAGTGGGCTGAAAAAAATCATCCCACGTAACTTGACTGTATTCAGCCGTTAATGCCATTTAGCCGCAGCCTTGTTGCCAGTCTCTAATAGATGGTTCATGGCTAAAAGGTTGACACCAGAGTCACGCACTACAGAAGTGCGTGTAATCTGATCAATCAGATTGAGATAGTTTTTGGTCGCAATACTGACCATTTTAATAGCCTTAAAAAACGCAAACTCAACAGTGTTTTTGTCGTAAGACATGATGACGTCTTTTTCAGGTAACATCAAAACAAAAGATTCTGCGATACCGGCTACATGAATAGTTTGATTCTTAATTTCTTCCGCTACTTTGATAGCAGCAAAGAAGTCAGTGTCAGCATAATGAGCAAGTTCAGCGCGGCTTGAACGCAGTTCTTTAGCCAATTCATTGAGAGCAGCTGTAAGATCACTGATGTCGGTTTTGTTGACTCTAGCGCCCATCTCATAAACCCGTTCTACAATCGTAGGCTGACACGCAACCGCTTTGGGTTGCGGCTGGATACTGGCAAGAACCAGTGCCACTGCTGCCTGCAAATGCTGGATTTTAAATTTCACGATAGACTCCATAATCGTCATTTCTCGACGAAGCGTAGCATTCTACTACTGAACTTAACTATAAGCTAAAAAAAGTTGGTTGCATATGCGACTTGATAGCAAAAAGGGGCCGAAGCCCCTTTGGATTTTGCGCTGAAAAAAGTGTTGCTACGATGCTTAGAAGCAATGGTTAAAAAACGTCTGCCGTGTCTATCACAGCGCTGAACGGTCTGGCGACATTTGCGGAGTCTTTCGTTCGGACGGTGGTGGCGAATCCAAACCGTTCAGCGCTATGTTGGCGATGGTGGGTGGACTCGAACCACCGACCAGTTGATTAACAGTCAACCGCTCTACCACTGAGCTACACCATCATTTTCGCGGCGGTACTAGCTTATGGACAACCAGGCAGCCAGAAACTTTCCCGCAACTTGCACTTTACGTTAGTGCCAGACGAGGTATGTGGCTCGCTCATATGAGCGAAGATCTGGAATCTTTCTCGGTGGTTGATTGCCGTTAGATTCTTCGATCTTATTGGATGTATGGAATCATACATGTTGTGAAGTCAGGGGCAATAAAGGCAACAATGTTTTCACTAGAGGGTTAATTAATCCTGCTTTCACAACGTTGAGATCACTGAACCGATTAATGTTCAACCCAACATATTGATCAGTCGCTACAGCTATGTGGAATCGCCTGTATGATTTTAAGAAAAATCAGTGATCTCAACGTTATGTGCTGACTAACCAAGTCAGCCGGGTTACGTCGCCGCTTTTAACCCAAGTATAAACGACATAAGTAATGGAAATGACGTAACAGAATGGACGGTCAGCTGAAACCGGGATGGGTGAATGGAATGATGAAACCAACCGCCCATTCTGTTACTTCATTGAATAGGGCATGGATGGTGCAATATGCCCTATTCTGCGTTCTGCAATCACACTCGCTCAGTGTGTCCCATTTTGGTGACGAGGCTGGAAACTGACCTCGCTGGTGTTTGGCTTCTTAGGCTACTGCCAGGTATGCATCTTCGTTTGCAGTTATATTTAACGTTCAAACAGTCGCATCTCAACGAAAACAAAGTGATCTTATACATATTAGATAAGTAAGTAAATACTTATCTATCTGTGATGCGTTTAGTTGCTATCTTTTTGATCAGGCTCCCCTTTTGTTCCGGAGTTCTCGTGATGATGGCGGTAAAACGCTTCGCTTGAATAGTGATAGTTTCGTTTTCCTTGAGTTCGCCGTAATGCGTCTCTAACAGGGACCCCAGACGCCACAGACCGTCGTCTATGCGTTTATGGCTGGCGAATCTGATCAGCAGTAGCTTTACGATTAACTGACCAATGTAAAAGGCAAATCCGAAGCCGGCCGCCACAAGGTAGGTTGCCAGCCACCAGTCGAAGGAAGTCAAATTGCTCATTTTCGCACTCCCGTCTCGTGAACAACCCGATACACACGCTTACCGACACGAAGTGTTTTGGTTTGCAGTTCCTGCTGGACCAGGGCGCGGCAGATTGCGAGGCCGAGGCCCACGCCACCAGTAAAAGATAAAATGATGTATGGAATCATCAGTGCGCCCCCGCCTCAGTCAATTGCTGCAACAACAAATAACCTTTTTCAGTCAGTTGATAGTTCTCAATACATCCCTTTGGAGAAACGTTGGCGACAAGATTCATGCGCTCCAGTTTGGCTCTGGTCTTCGGCTTCCAGTTGGCGTAGAACTCCTTCCACTTGCTAATTTCACGCAGGGTTTCCTTCTCTCGTTTACTTAACATGATCATCCTTAATCTCCTTCAGTGTGTCCGTGATATCTACTATGCGATAAATACGACCTCGCCTTTGCATGACACCGGCTTTTACGTAATCGTGGATACAGCTGGACATAACCAGACTTCCGATAACAATGCCGACGACTAAAAATACAAACATCCAGCCGAGCATCATTCTTTATCTCCAATACGATCTTCGGTATCTCGAAGACATTTAGGCCACTTCAGACGTGGATGACGCAAGCTACCATCTGGCGTTTTCTCATGGCAGTGAACCTCAACGATGCGTCCACGATACTTCTCCTGATTGTTCCAGATTTCATCCAGGTATTTATGCTTGATACCGCTGGCACGAACGATGACGCCGTTCTCCAGACGAATCACTATCTTGCCTAGCGTATGCGCAAATCCAGAATCCGGATCGCCAGGCTCGAAGTCGATGATTTCACCGTCTTCTGAATCCTCGTCTTTCAGCTTCCACCAGCTGCGGGTACGTTTGAACTCGTAAACTGAATCCGGATCTTTGTCCATCTCTCCCTCTTCATTCTCGTCCAGTCGCTTCATGAAACGTTCGATGAAATCTTCGTGGCTATGGATGATGTAGAACGGATGAAGGTGGATATCTTGCGCATAATCTTCCACGCAAGTGTTGCGGAACAACGCCACCAGCATAGCCAGGCGCTCTTTCAGCTTCATACCGGTCTTCAGGTACTCTTTGCTTTTTGCTTGAGCACGCCACTCCGGTAAGAAGAAATCGAAAATGTGGTAAACGGCACCAATGGCTTTCACGTTCTTCTTACGAAGCGCCGACACTGACTGGTTGAATGTACCTGCAGTGCCCTCTCCATCGAAGAAGATGTGATTGAAGCCGGAGAGTCTGCCCCGCTCCAGCATGGCTGGTTTAAGGTGATCGAGTGACGTAATCGGATTGCCGGTGCGCGTCAGGAAATTGACCTCACCCTCGTCCACGATGACTTCGCAGATAACCCGGAGACCATCGAGTTTGAGACTGCCGATCATTGGCCACTTGGCCTTTGGATTTGGTTTAAATGGGTATTTGTCGCCTTTCTCCTTGTACGGAGACGCCAGCTGTACCTCAAACTTCGGAATTGGGTTTTCGAACACCTTGTTGCACAGGCTGATGCCGACACCGGCTTTCGGATCTTTCAGCAGGAAGCGACGAAACACGTCCTGCCCGTCAGCGCACATCGAGGCAACGAGTGATTCGACAGCAGCAATAGCGATGTTCCCGGTCAGTTCGCGCGCTGCCAGCTTCTCCAGCAGATCTACTACCTTCTGGTCGCTGGGTACGGAAGTATCGAGTGGCTCGGCCACTTTGTACTTCTTCACACCGAATCGAATGAATGGATTGAGCATTAGCGAGACCATGCTCTGTTCAAATTCATCCAGATTGGCCAGCGCCTCTTTCTTGGCGTTGGTTCCCATCGTTTTAATAGCATCCAGCTTGTGCTTTAGGGCGATCAGTTTTTCCATTAGTGTTTAACCTCCATCGGTCGCTCGGGAGTTTTCATGTGTTTTCTTTGGTTGCTTCTTCAATGAGTGCCGCGTACACGTCAGTGATCGGCGCCAGTGAATCGGTGGGATTGGTTTCGGATTTAGCAGGTTCTGTTTTCTTCGTGCGATGAATAAGACTGTCAATTGTCGCGGTGTTTCGCTTCCGGGGGAGCGTTCTGGCATGGTCGTTTTGCTCTTCCACTTCTTTGATAAGTGAAGACATATCGATGAAGTAGAGCTGTTCGTCTTTGCGGATCTCTTCGACCATCATTTTCAGTGCCTGACATTTACCAGCAGCAATAGCCGCAGCGCAGGACTGGAACGATGTAGCCGGGAGACGTTTTTCTTTATAGGCGAGGATCGTGTGTTGGCAGACTGTATAGCTGCAATGAGCCTCATGGCCGTTGAGCTTCACTTCCGGGCAGCGCAGCGAATAACCGTTGTTTCCGGAGATAGACGGGATTTTCGACAAATCTGTTCTTGTGGACATGCTTCTAACCGTAATCTTGTACTTACTTATTAATCGCAGTTTAAAGAAGCCCCACGAGGGGGCTAAATGTTTTATCGAGGCTTACCAGGTCGCCCAGCCAGTCATTTTGTCCTGAGCAGCTTCGAACCGGTATGGGTCCAGTAAATCGTTGGTACGATGAACGGCGTAGGATTTGGCTTCTTGTTTAATCATGGGTAATTCGTTGGCCAGACGAGCCACTTGCCCTGCAAAACTGGCGAGTACTCCGTCACATGCCTGACCCGCGTCGACAATGATGCGCACCAGGTCTAAGTCGCTGCGGCACATATCGCAGATAATGCCGTATTCCACCTCACGAATGCGCTCAACGGCTTTTTTGATATCGCCACTGACCACCAATTCCAGCAAACCAGGTGGAGTTGTCAGATCTGTTACGCGCTCGGTAACTTCAGACTGTTCGACAATACTCAGGAACGCCGCGATGGACGGATCATCCGCCACACCAGCTCTGACTTTGAGCGTGCGAAGAGTTGCGTCGACAATATCCTCAAACCGTTCACCTTTATCGCACACAGTCTGATTGGTGTAGACAATGCGGCCGTCGTACCATGCACCGGTACTCACTTCGACCGTTGCGTCTTTCATCTCGCGAGAGAACGCCACAAGTGCCGCGCGTTTCTGCTTAACACCTGGCAACTCCGGGGACTCTCCAAAACGAACCCAGACCTGCATGTATTTCGAGCCTTCCGAAAGAGGTACGGTGCTCACGGACGTGGCGATATGCTCCAGTGCAGTTTGGATCGCCTCGTCGATAATCTTCTGGCGCTCTTCTGTATCAATTTCTACGCCGGATTTGTCGATGATGTCGCAGACTAACTTCTGAAATTCTTCTTTCATAGCAACTCCTGACTAACAGATGAAAGTATTCTTTCAGAAAAATAAGTAAGTATCTACTTATTATATCGGGCGCAATAGTCTGCTATACGAAGAAGCCAGGCAGACGATAAGCCCGGCATTCACATTAATGAGCTACAGCCTCACTGTTGCACATCTCTCTGTAGACCTGCTTATAACGCTGTAAATCATGAGGCTCGTTTGGTGCCAATGACTTCATGAGGATTTTGTATTCCACACCTTTAGAAAACATGCCCTTTGATTTCATTTCAAGTTCGACAACATATGAGTGGTAGCCCACGTATGCACCAAATCCATTTTTTGCGTTTAATTCACCGCACACAAAACCGGTAACTCTCCCGTCATTATGATCAGTCCTGACGAACTTATCTTTTCTAAACATTACAGACGAGGGGTCTTTCATATCATCCGCAATTGCCTGTTGACCCAGAGAAATAGCCTTCTCGTCGGTGGGTTTACACCCCACTAAAGCAAATAACGACAATAAAGCTCCTGTTAAAATCAGCTTATTTTTGCTCATTTTGATTTCCCTTTAATTATATTTATCGTTGTTATAATTTAAGTATATCTTGTGCAGCGTCACAATAATTAAATAAGTCATTATTTCTAGCTGTGATTAGTTTTCTGTTAACTTTACCATCTATAAACTATATTAACAAAGCTGACAGATAAACTAAATTTAAGTACCCTTTTCGCACACTTGGCGCTTGCCGCGTCTAAACTGTTCATCCTATATCAACAGAACAAAAAATATGAAATTCATAAAATCTTCATCGTTGCTGGCATTAACTTTGCTTTTTAGCTCTGGATTCGTTAACGCAGACAATAAACAAACGCTGATAGAAGCCGCTAACGCAGGGGATACCGCAGCACAAAGTGAGTTAGGGACAAATTATTTTGATGGTATCAATGGTTTTGATAAGGATGTAGTTGAGGCCAAGAAGTGGATTGATCTAGCTGCAGAAAAGGGAGATAAAGTACTGAGAGATCCCCTCATAATTTCCCCAAAGCGTAACCATGTGTGAATAAATTTTGAGCTAGTAGGGTTGCAGCCACGAGTAAGTCTTCCCTTGTTATTGTGTAGCCAGAATGCCGCAAAACTTCCATGCCTAAGCGAACTGTTGAGAGTACGTTTCGA